TCTTCCGATCTGAGGAAATGAGAAATAGAAATATTAAGCACAATCAATATCCAAATTGCTTTATATCTGCTAGCAAATTAATTGCCGCAAGAGCTTTGATAGACGTTTGCGATGTGCCATGTCTATTTGTTGTTAGCTGGTCTGATAGAGTTGGGTACGCAGATTTAAGCAAAAAATATAAAATAGAATACAGCCAAGAAGGTTGGTCACGCAGAAACGATCCTTCTGATGTAGAGGCAATTGGTCTTATTCCAATCGCTGATTTTACTTTTTTTGATGAAGGATTTCCTGATGGATCTTGAAGCATATGCAACGCCTGAAACTATTCAGGACATTTACAAACACTACCAAGCCAAGCGAAAGAATGAGCATCGACCTCACCTTGGCGGCAGTCAAATCGGCAATGAATGCAGCCGTGCGCTGTGGTATCAGTTCAGACATGCGTGGACGCCTCTTTTCGAGGGGCGTCTTTTGCGTTTGTTTGAGACTGGTGATCGTGAAGAAGATCGCATTGTGTCGAACCTTCGTGCGGTTGGCGTGACGGTTTGGGAGCGAGATCCCGATACTGGCAAGCAAGTCAGGTTTGAGGCTTGCGGTGGTCACTTTGCCTTGTCGCTGGATGGCGTTGGGGAGGGTTTTAAGGAAAGTAAAAAGCCCCATACGCTTGAGTTCAAAACGATGAACGATAAGAATTTCAAGGCCACCAGAAACATGGGCGTTGAAAAGTCGAAGCCCATCTATTGGGCGCAGTGCCAGACTGGTATGCTTTTGGCTGGGCTGGATCGCTGTTACTTTTTTGCTGTGAATAAAAACACAGATGAGATGTATGGCGAGCGGATCAAGCTGAACAAGAAAGAGGCACAGGATCTGATCGATAAGGCTGAGAAAATTGTCTTTTCGACTTTGCCTCCAGATAAAATTTCAGGTGATGCCAGCGATTGGCGCTGCAAGTTTTGCCCCTACTGGGCAATCTGTCATGGCTGCAAGATTCCAGAAGTGAGCTGCCGAACTTGCGCCCATGTGACGCCAGAAAAGGATGGCACTTGGAGCTGCGCTTTGGGCAAGCCTGCCGTCACTTGTGATGATCATTTGTACATCCCCCAGATCATGCCGAAAGATTTGGAAATGACTGACGCTGGTGATGACTGGGTTGAATATGAAGACTTGGATACTGGTGAGACTTTCCGCAACAATGGAAACAGTCGTGAAATATTTGAAGGGAGGATGCGCGATGGGAATGCGTGAACATTTGATGAAAGACGCCTTGGAAGAATTTATCGATAAGTTGCCAGATAAAATTACCGCCGAAGAAGTTGCATGGATGATTTTTAACATCATTGGATCTCGCGGAAAGATCGAAGACTGGGGAATGATAAACAAACTCACGATTGCGAATATCGGGGAGTATTTTATTCATCAGGCATTTTCGATTGAAGAGTTAGCTGAAACAGAGGCGAAGATGTTTTTGGACAAAGTGGTTAAGAAGCATAAAGCAAAATGACTTTCGAACTTCGTGATTATCAGAAAGATGCCATTGATGGGCTGTACAATTACTGGGCGCAAAAGATGGGGGAAAACCCACTGATTGTTGCGCCGACTGGATCTGGCAAAACGGCGATCATTGCCAAGATGGTCCAAGACGCCATGAGCTTTCCAAACACTAGGGTTCTGGTTTTGGCGCACGTTAAGGAACTTTTGGAGCAAGGGGCAGAGGGATTGAAGAAGCTGTACCCAGACGCTGATTTTGGCCTCTACAGCGCATCTTTAAACCAGAAGGATCTAACTAAGCCAATTACGTTTGGCGGCATCCAGAGCATCTATAAGCAAGCGTTTAACATGGTTCCAGCTCCAGACTTGGTGATCATCGACGAGGCGCATATGCTGCCACCCAAAACGACCACACGCTATGGTCGATTTATCGATGACCTGAAGCAGTGCAATCCAGATGTAAAGATTGTTGGGCTGACAGCCACGCCATACCGATTGAGTTCAGGATACTTGCACAAAGGTGAGGGTGCGATCTTTGATGGCATTGCTTATGACATTCCTGTTACCATGCTTATGGATCAGGGTTACTTGGCCCCAGTCATTAGTAAGGGTGGCTTGGAGCAGATCGACCTGACCAATGTGAAGAAGCGAGGTGGTGAGTTTGTCGAGAGTGATTTGGCTATTGCTGCATCTGATCCTGAGTTGGTGCGTAAGACGGTTGAAGAAATTGTTACGCTGGGAGCCGACCGCAAAAGCTGGTTGATCTTTGCCAGTGGCATTGACCATGCGAATATGCTGGAAGATGCGTTTTTCGATCACATGATTAATGCTGAAGTTTTGACTGGTGAAGACAGCCAGAAAGATCGCGCATCGAAGATCGAAAGGTTTAAGAACGGTAGCCTGCGCTGCTTGGTAAACGTGAATGTTTTGACCACTGGTTTCGATGCCCCGAATGTTGATTTGATTGGGCTGGTTCGAGCCACGGCATCAACAGGTTTGTATGTTCAAATCATTGGTCGCGGTACGCGGATCTATGAGGGCAAAGAAAACTGTCTGGTTTTGGATTATGGCCAGAACGTCGAGCGGCATGGGTTTATCGATAAGGTGAAGCCAGAGCGCGATAATCGGGGTGATGGGGATGGTGAAGCGCCGATCAAGACATGCCCGAAGTGCCAGATGCATTTGGCTATTGCTTGTTTGATTTGTCCTGACTGTGGCCATGAGTTTCCACCACCCACATTGAACCATGCCAGCAAGAGTTACGATGGCGCAATGATTTCGACACAAGTAAAGCCTGAATGGTTTGACGTTGAAAACGTAACGTACAGGCGCTGGCAGAAGGCAGGAAAGCCCGACAGTGTTCGAGTGACATATCACTATGGCTTTTTCAAAGAGATATCTGAGTGGCTTTGTCCTGATCATGGTGGCTATGCCACGACCAAATACATGCAGCGCAGGGGTCAGCTTGGTGCGAAGGCAAAGACCACAAGCGAGGCGATGGATGAATGCCAAAGCTGGAGAAAGCCCAGCCGCATTCAAATAAAGCCTGATGGCAAATACGAAAGAATTGTGAGGTTTGATTATGAGAAACGTGAGAAGAAGGAAAACGTCATCCACGTTGATTTCAGTTTCGAGGACATACCCTTCTGAGCATGACGAACAGGTTGGATTTATAAATTGGTTTCGCACAAAGTTTCCCAAGGTTTTGATTTTTGCCATTCCAAATGGCGGCAAGCGATCAATAGGCGCTGGCAAGAAACTGAAGGCTGAAGGCGTTGTGGCCGGGATTCCTGACCTGTTCATTCCTAGCTGGGATGTCTGGGTTGAGATGAAGCGTAAATCTGGTGGGAGACTTTCCCCCGATCAGAAGAAGATCATCGAATACCTTGAGAGCGAGGGTTACAAAGTGATTGTTGCCAAGGGCGCGACAGATGCATCGAAACAAATAATGGAAGCGCGAGATAACTGGGGGAGGAAAGAATGAATTGGAAATATCACTGGACAGTTAGGGATGATGGGCTGCATATTTATGAAAATGGCCAGAGGATTGCGAAGATTGATCCTGATCATTTTAAACATTTAGTAGCTGAAATGGCAGAGCATGTAAGGTGGCAAGAAATGAAAAAGGAGAAAGGCGATGTCGGAAAACAATAATTTAAAAGATTTGAGTACGTTTCAGTCGGCTCATGTTAGGTGGCTGAAACAGCAGTTAAACAATCTCAAGGACATTAAGAATCGAAGGGAAAAGCCTTTGGGGATTGACCGCGAGATTTTCGCTGCTGACATGGAATTGACTGATTACATCAAACAACTTCGACGGCACGACTATAGGGCATAAAATAATTTTGAAAAAAATACATTGCCTCTATTGTAATCTGTGACAGATGTCATATATATGGGGTGTAGAGAGAGAGAAAGGAAACTACATGTTTACTAAATACGCAATCACCGTAATCGAAACAGTTAGCACACGCGATGGTTCACGCAGCCGAACTGCTGATAAAGTATATTTTGAAAAAATTAATATGCATGATTACTTGCATTTAAACTCAACAGTCACGACTACTTTCGACAGCCAAGAAGCTGCTGAAAACTTCATCGAAGAGCTGCCTGTCAGCCGTTGTGGTGGTAAGTATAACAGCGAATACGAGTATGGTGTTGAAGCTATCGAATACACCCATGCAAATCACAGTGGATGGTCTGACGTACACCCATATGAGATCGTGCGCGTTGTATCTCCAAAGACAATTGAGATCCGCGTAATGGATGCGGAGCTGGACAAAAACTGGAAGCCTGAGATCATTGCTGGTGGCTTTGCTGGTCACTGCACAAACCAAGGCGCTCAGAAGTGGGATTACAAATCAAACCCTGAGTACACCGTGATCCGCGCTCGCCTTCGCAAAGATGGCTACTTCCATTCAGCCAATGGTCGCCACGTTTTGTC